CTATCACATCCCTGAACTTTACCTTCAATATGTTTCCGCAAGGTGCGGTCTCGACAGTATACTGACCAGCCAGCGTCACATCACGGGCGCCGCTAGTTCCGACAATCTCGTTGCTTTCAATAATGAACGAATCGCCTACATTAAGGTTGACCACATTGGACAAAGTCAGATATCCAGAGCCAGACTGGTTCGGATTCTGTTCGTTCTCGATAAACTCTACCTTTTCTATCCTGTATTCCTGATAGATATACGAGTCCTTTCCGTTCATGAACTCATACAGGTCCTTGAAGTAGAATATTCCAGTCGGAGCATCGCCATTCCAGCTGAAAATCTCGCCACCGTTGGCGTTGTCTATGGAAACATAATTGGTATTTTCACCAAAGTATTTATAAAGGTCTACATCAATGGTGTCGGTACCGATTTCCTCACGGTATCTCGACGGGGAATTCTCCACCTCGTCAATCGTGACATCGAACTTGATGCTGTACACATTGGCGTTGTTAATCTGACCGACAAAGGAAACAACAGCTTCGCTCACATCTTTCGGGATGAACTTAATCACACGAGGGGCGCCGTTAATCATCGCATTCATCGTATTCTTGAACGGGTCCTGCGAAGTCCTCATCGGGTCGAGCACCAACAGGTTATCTGCCTTGTTAATGTAATACGGATAAACGCTATTGTCCTTGTACTGGATATAGATTACGTCACCATCGTTCGACGGGTCGCCACTGCTATTGCCCTTCATCATGTTCTTGTACACATCCAGAGGGATTGTCTCGCTAAACTCACCCTCATAATAGATGTTGTTCTTGATATAACTCAACGCCTTCGTCGTATTGTACGTAGCATTGGTTCTAGGCAATGACAGGTAGTACACATAAAGGTTGTTGCTATCGCATGCAGACAGTTTCTTGACAAACTCGTCAATGCGGTTCTTCATCGCCTTTGCCGTACTCTCGGTAGCAAAAAAGTTGAACGTAAACCTAGTCGAATCTTCGAGGTTCCTGTAAGCGTTGTTCAGGTAGTCGCTGAACAGCTGCATAAGGGTAACAACGTCCTCTTCTTCCTTCAGGAAGTCTGGGACGTAGTTCATGAAATCTACGAAGCGGAATAGACCGCCGTCATTTACTGCAATAGGATTCTTTGCCATTATCGCCCCTTAGATTTCCCTGTCGTAGGAAATCGTGATGTCCTCGGGATGTATCTCGCACTGGACAATCTCATTGTCCATAGAATAGTTCGTGATGTTTCCGTCCTTGTCGATAAGGCTCTTGGCAACCTTGTAGAGGAGGATGTTTCTGACCAGCTTCACGTATTCCAATCCGTAACGGATGTAGTCATACATGAAGTTTCCGTTCGTTTCCTTCAAGGAAGTCACAACGTCCGTATCGACGAAAGCCAGCTTATTTTCCTTCGTCAGCGTCCATCCCTTTATCGCATCAATCAAGTCGTAATACCTGTTCGCACGGTCGAGGTCTCCCGTTCCACGGGTATCCTTGTATGCGGCATAAATCGACTTGAACATGGACTGCATCAAAAGGTCCCAAATATAGGCGACGAACTTGTCTACGTCATCCTCGTTGATTCCTTCCCTGATGACATACCTGCCATCTGCCGTAGTTGCCAGATACTGCTTGTAGTAGGCGCTGATAAGGCTAGACATTTCCGTCTGAGACGGAACGGGGAACGTGAGAGATTCCGTATAGGACTCATGACCAGGTGCATGGTGCGTGTAGTCGAGCGTAATGTTGAATCCTTCCTTGCCTATCGAGCCAGAAGTGATGTACTCACTCGTCGCATCACCCATCCATGTCAACTCGGTCAAATCCAGGTTGTCATACATGTCGTTTGCCGCCTCGAACGTGACATTAACGCCAGCCACTTCGGGGAAAGCGTGAATCAGGGAGGCAATCCTCGACCTGTAAATTCCAGTCTTGAAATCTGTATTGTCTTTGAGGTACTTGTATACGTTGTATTTCAGCTTTTCCTTGATGTCACTGAAGTTGTTTCCACGATACAGGATAAGGTCAAGCTTAATGTTGTAGTTATGCACAACTGGGTACACATACATGTGGTATCCAGCGCCAACCGTAATCATACCACGACGGTTCAGAGCCCTCATTATGCTGTCAATTTCGCTTCCTACCTCGACAAAGTCATACGGGGTCAGCTTAGCACCGAACACCGTATCGACATACGGCAAGGTGACGACATCCTGGAATGACTGGCCATGAGGAACTGCATTTACCATCATCTGTTTGTAATACTCGACGTTGTGCGATGGGTCGTTGTTGTACAGGACTTCCGCTATGTTATTCACAGCGGTTTCCATCGCATCCCTGAACTTGTATGCACATGTCTTGTCGGGCATCTTCTGGTTGTCATATTGCCAGATGTACATCAAGCCGTTAACCTTGAATCCAGAGAGGAAATACTCGTCAGGTGCGGTAGGATAATACTTATCTTCCTTCAACCTGTAAAGGTCCTTGATTGCGGTAAACCTTACCTGGTTCATATACTTGATGTCAAGCGTTCCGTCAGGCAGCTTCGTATTCAGAATGTCCTCGCCAAATGCCGTAGCATACTTGATGTCGGCATACCTGCTGAGGAATATCTGGTAACTCAGCTTGTTCACCAGCCTATCCAAAGTAGCATAGATTGACGGGGCGTTATTCTTGATGGAGTCGATACTTTCAATATCGAGACCACCCCTCACATCGCTCGTCAAGGCGAAACTCAGGTCATCCAGCTTGATATCGGATTCGTTTTCGTACTCGTTCCTGATGTGAATGTTGGACTTGTACGGGTTAATCTTCGTTCCGACAACATTGATGAGGTTTCCACGCTCACCGTTGGTGTAGAAGTAGTGAACCTTCACTTCTCCGTAAGGAATGGCGGATTTCAGACCGTCACCAAACCTAACCTGAACGCTTCCGTCGTTGGCAGTTTCAAGCAAGACCGTATAGTTGGTCGTGGAGTTTTCGCCTTCCACGAAAGCCTCGATGTCGTTCACCTTGTTTTCCAAGGCTGGGTCAATGAAGCCTCTGCGGGAGATTCTCCAATAGATGTTGCCATTGATGGCATCCGTGCTGTCGAAGTTGTCGACAAGGGAAGCATCAGTAGTTACGCTCGTGAAAGTATTCTTCCTGCTTTCAAACTTATGGTCTTCGGCATAGTTGGGGTCATTTTCCCCGAAATAGTCACTAAACCCGCCATCAGCAAGATAGAAGGTCTGGTTCTGAGTTCCGTTAGACACGAAGACAGTTTCCTTGAAGTATCCCTCAGCACAAACACATGTTCCCGATATCAGTTTCAGCAAGCCCGTTTCATCGGGGTCGTTGTTACGGTCATATTCCCATTCGGAATCACTGACGGCAGTAAGGATGCTGCTACCGATACTGAACTGGGTGCCCATAGGGATGAAAATCTTAATCTTGCCATAGACGCCAGTCTTCTTGGTCTGTATAGCGAAGGCAGCCTTTGCAGGAACTGGGCGGCGGATGCTGTATCCAAGCATTCTCGCACCAGCATAGATGGCAGGGGTGTTGTAGGCAGTTTCAAGGAAGGCGTTGTTGAACGAGCTTTCACCGTAGTAGGCCATAAGGTCCGCTACGCCAGAGAAGAGTTCAATCATCATTCTTCCGTATGAAGATGTGCTGAAATCAGCAAGCTTGCCACCCTTAGCCTTAAAGATGGTCAACAGGTTGTCCCTGATGTCATCATACGATATGTTGGTGTATTTTCGAGATATGTTAGTTGCCATAATAAACTGCCTTTATTTCAAAAATAGTTTATAATCTGGTACGAATTTCAGACCATAAAAAAGGCGGCGTAAATACTTACGCCGTCTAATGAAATATATTACAGACCGTATTAGGCGAGCTTCTGCTTGTAGTTATCGATAATCGCCTTTGCCGCATTTGCAGTGGATTCTGCCCTGCGGAAGTCGCTAACGATGGACTCGCACTGAGCCTTCATCATTGCAAGACGGTTTTCGCTTTCAAGCATAGGCTTACTCTGCGGAGCAGCGAAAGAAGCCGATTCAGCGAGCATCTTCTGCTGGTTGTACTTGCCAACGATAGATTCAAGCTTGGTTTTCAGTCTGCTCTGGCTAGTGGCCTTACGGTAAGCACCAACGATAGATTCGCACTGCGCCTTGAGGTTCTTTTGCTGTACGGATTCAGCGAGCATCTTCTTGTTGGCTGCGTTCACAATGGCTTCGCACTTTGCCTGTGCTTCACGCTGCTTACAGATTCTGTCGTAGTTGTTCAGCACGGATTCGAGACGGGCACGAAAGTTTCTCATCTGGACGGATTCAGTCAACGGCTTTTCACCCTTGTCCTCTTCTTCGCCGTCACCATCGCCTTCGCCTTCGCCATCGTCAACGACACCAGGAAGTTCATCTTCTGAAACTTCGCCACTTTCCGATTCGCCACCTTCAGCAGCACCTTCCTCGGAAGCACCTTCGCCGGACTTCGGTTCTTCGTCGCCAAGGTCTAGGTCGCTAAAAGGGTCGTACTCTTCCTCTCCTCCTGCAGGTTCTTCTGCACTTTCAGGTTCGGCAGGAGTTTCTTCACCAGCAGCAGGTTCAGCAGGCTCTTCAAGAGCAGGTTCGGCAGGTTCAGCAGGAGCTTCGTTACCAGCATCAAAACCGCCAATACCGAAGTCGGGGTCAGAAGACATGGCACCAAGGTCTTCACCAGCACCAGCATCTTCCTCTGGGGTGAGATGAGTGGTAGTGTCGAGTTCGACAAGTCCGCCATCGCCAAGGTCAGGTGCGCCTTCTTCCATGCCAGGTTCCAGACCACCTTCGGCACCATCGCTAACACCAGCAGTACCTTCGCTCGGGATACGGCCCTCGCCAGTCATGTCGGCAACAACGCCATCAGGCTGTGCAGGGTTGGCATTCTGCTTGCTAAGACGTTCGGATGCGTCGGCAATCTGCTGACGGATGTAACCAGCAACGTCCTGTCTAGTGTTATTCAACATCTGAATCGTTGCACCAGCCACGTCAATATCGTCATCAGTGATTTCCTGCTTGTGGATATTCTCGATGTAGTCCTGGAACTGACTCATGTAGTTGTCGCCTTCTTCATCGGAAATCGGGTCAACTGTTGAATTGAATGTCGCACCAGACTGTACGGGAGCTTCGATATTAACGTCCATGATGGTACGAGGGTCTACAACCTCATCACCTTCTGGGGTAGTAATCATGTCAATACCGTCGTCTTCCGGTCCATACTTGATGGGACCTTCGTTCATAATTGACTCGAAAAGAGCGGGCGAAGCATCAAAGGCCATGTTTGCTTCAAGCACCGTTGGTTTCTGTTCTTTTTCGTTAGACATTTTCTTCCTCGTAAAACGATTCATTATACACATAGTTTATAGGATTTAATCAGCTGTTAAAAATTAGTTTTCATCATATTCTATCTTAATGTCGGGAACACAGTACCCTGGCTTGGTCTTTCCGTCGATTTCAAGCTGCAAGTAGACGTAATCCGTCTCTCCCGCCAGCATCGGGTTGTAAATCGAACCCATCGGACGGCAGATATTGTAGTTTCCGACCATGCAAATCGGGTGGACGAACGCCGAATTACCAACATTCAGCTCGCATACAGCCTCGTAGGCGTTTATGCAGGCACCATGTTTCAAGGTAATTTCTGGGTCAACAAAGATTTCTTCCTGGTCAGTACCCCCGTTGAGGACAGTTACGCCATCAACCACTATGTTATTAACATCAGCGGCGTTCGGGATTCGGCAATCCTTGATGAACCTCATCGGGAAACGGGAGCCGTCATGGTTGATGAAATGGTAGATTACACCAGGGGCCAAGGTCAGCATTGGCTTCCTTGCACCGTTAAGGTAGTATTCTGGATGACCGTGTGGACCGCACTTAACCTGCACGTCCACTGTCTCAATCAACTTGTCCGTAACCTTTCCACCAGGTTCGGCCTGAGAAGGCAACAACGCCCATGAAATAAAGTAGCCAGTAGTCGGAGGGAAACCAGGAATATGATAGATGATTCCCTTCGGGTGGGCGAGCATAAACTTCACGTCAACCGATATCGTCAGATACTTCACGTTATTCTCGCCAACTCCACGGTCTACGACAAAGGAGCTGTCGCCAGTGATGTCTACGCCTGTGGCCGGGTCGACAAACCTGATGAAGTCGTCCTCGGTAGGCATGAACGTGTGGTTGAAGAACGTAATCATTACAGGAGTACCGTCCTGCTTGTTCGGGACTGGTATCATCGGCTGACGGATACCGTTCATGACCATTACGTTGCCAAAACCATAGTCCTTCCACTCGACATTGTACGACGTATTCGTCAGACGATAGTCGAGCATCTGACCGCTGTTTCCAGCCACCGTCAGGTAGAATGGATGGTCCTTGCTGTAATTCCAGATGTCGTTTACGGCGATTACCGACTTGCTGTTCGTCGGCTGGTGATAGTCCACCGAATTGCCTATATACAGCCTTGCAGTATCTGGTTCCTCTGGTCGAGGTCCGACTGGATACAGACGTACGTTGCTCAACTGTACATCGGGCGGGTCCTTCAACACGAGCTTGAAAACACACTCGAAAGAGTATGCCTTGCACTCAGGGTCGTCAGGCCTGTAAATGCAGTATGTCGCACTGTCGCTTGCATCATCCGACGGTTTAGTTTCTCCGTCCGAATGTGCATCAGAGTAAACCGAGGGAACGCATGTGTCGATGCGTTTGAGACCAAGACTCTCGACATGTGTGCCGAAGTCTCCATCCTTTCCTGTATATTTGTAAAGTTCCAACCTAGCGGACATCTTTAAACCCTCCTAAAACACCTTTCAAGCTCGGCAATTATTTTATCCGACCACTCCCGTGAGCATTGCAATGTCTCGGCATGGTTTTCCTCAAAGGCGGTATTGTATTCCTTCACCAATTCATATATCTTGTTCATGTAAGGCTTGACCAGTTTCATGCTCATTATTCTTGGGTAGCCCACCATTGCCAATGCGGCATTAGTCTTAATGAAACGCAACCCAATAATATATGCATAGAATATCTTCATGATTCGGTCGATACGTGTGGCCTGTGGATTTCGTCCTTCCGTAACCGTACCGAAGTTACCCGAGAAGTGGTATCCCGATTTCTTTGAAAGAACGCCAGCACTGATAGCAAGATTCAGTCTAAACAACAGGTCTTCTTGTACATGTGAGACATTGATGAATTCCTTCTTCACGTCATTTCCGAGAGCTTCGGGCGTCTTGCTTGCAAGAGTCTTCAGAATTGACCAAAGCCTGTACTCAGTCTCCGTGTCGTTAATATCCTTGCTGGATGCATAAGCAATCCCGTTAGATACCGCATTGAAAGCATCGGCAAACTGAGTCGGATTAACCAGTGTAGATATCTTCAATTTCTCGCAGTACTCATCAATACGTGCAACACCTCGCATCTGTTCGTTAAAGTGGTCAGCAAACTCACCCGAAATATGTTGTACGGGTATGTTTGAGTTGGCACGCTTTTCCATTACCCTTGATGTAAAGTCATCCATGCAACTGCGGGAGTATTCAACCATCAGGTTATAGAGAATCGGATTATGTTTGACAATTTGTTCAATCGGGAAATACGGTATTTCAGACGTGAACATTATCTTGTAGTCAAAGATATAGTCCCTGTCAATGTCCGAATTAGGGAATGACTTGCAGTTCGTGTCTATTGCCTGTTTGAATGTGTCCAGCGATGGAAGCTTTCCATCATCCATCGTGACGTCAGTCTTCGAGTACATCATGCTACAACCATCAAATGTATCATGCACCGACTTTGATAGGATGTATGCCGCAATCAACTTCGTCATATTGCTCTTTAGTGTTTTGTCCTGAGCGACAATAGAGCTAATCTCACGGCTATTCATGAACTCGATATATTCTTTCAAGCGCATTGCCTTCTCATCGAAGTTCTCGGTGAACTGTACTGGACTGGTCTCAATCGGGCCTAGATTGAACAAAGCGCTCTTTACATGATTATAGAGTGTTCTGATATCATCTACCGTTATCTTAGTTGCATCAACGATAGTTATAGGGCCAGTAGGCTCCTTAGTCACCTTCCCTTCCTTAATCATGTCAAACAATAATGACATGTACGGGTCACCCGAATACGACAAAGAAGTTTCTTCGTTATGAACGATGTTCTTTTTGAGAAGAAGAGCCCTTTCCTTACTTGCCTCGGCCACCGTCTGGCATGCCTGGTATGCATGCATGATAGGGTCACCCCGTTCAACGCTACCGACAATCTCTTTACCAATTTTAAGGCCAGATGCCGAAAGAAAGCCCGCCCATCTACAGTCAGAAATACCAGTAATCGTTCTGGCATTATTGACTACTTGCATGACGGCGTTCATCAGTTCCTCAACTTCACTCGGACGCTTCTGCATTTCCTCGGGTACTATCTTGTCGATAGGATTACCCTGCGAGTCGGTCGTCTCGAAAATAAGACCGTTTTCCAAGAAATGCGTGCGTATTCCTTCACGAGTATCGTTGTCGTATGAAGACCCACGCTGCCTCATGAACGCCTGAATACCCTGTCTTTTCTCATTCACCTTATTGACAAGCTCAGCGGCTTCAGCGTTCGCACCCGCCATATTCTGTACGTTATGGTATGCATCCTTCACCACATCGTCATAGGATTTCCTGCCGTCAAGGTACATATTAAGGGTGTTCATGTCCCTATGCAATGTCGATACGTCTGTCGTACTATTGCTGGTTTTGTAGAAGTCAGTTTCGATTGACTCGAAAAGCTCTATCACCTTTTGACGGCTTTTGTCGTTAAGAGGGTCCAACAGAGGAACGGAATCCAACCGACTTCCCTTGAAGAACATGATGAAATTGTTGATGAACTCATCATTGACGGCGTCAGCAATAGATGTAACCGATGCTGGTATACTAAGCAACGTCTTCTGGTAGACGCTGTCAACTACATCTTGTAGGACGTCATTATTATCCATAACCTTACCGCTTAGTTATCGTCACTACCGTCTTCGTCTGGGCCATCGTCATCGTCATATTCGACTTCACCTGGCTCTTCCTGTTCGGATGGGTTTTCATCCTTCTTCTCGGGGACATCGTCTTCTTCGTCATACGGAACGCCAGTAACCGCCTCGTAGGCAACCTTGGCGTTCTCGATGATTCCACGAAGGGCATAAATGAGCTTATCCCTGTCGCTAATCATCAAGTCTTCGTCGTCGTTCGCTACTCCCTCGGCAGCTTCCATAGCACCAGATGCGTCGGCAGCCACCGTACCGTCTCCGCAAGGGCCGCCAGGAACGCTTGACATCTCGCCCCAACCGAAACCCATAGGGAATGCTGGGCCATACGCTCTTCCAGGAGCGTATGCACCGATAAATTTACGGGAACCAAACCCAATCGTTGGCTGGAACCTAGGCGTTCCACCTTTCTTGCCCTTGGTCTTTTTGCGTTTCCAGTGAGCTTCTGTCAGAATTTTTGCATCCATAAGTCAATCCAGCATTATTCTAACATAGTTTATAATATAGCGGCACGATTTCCCGCACGCAATATAAACTATTGAGTGAAAAAGAGGCACAAAATGAACCCGTATAGCGTACTAAACTTAGAGCCAGATTGCACCGACAAACAGGTGAAAGAGGCGTACCGCCAGTTGGCGATACAGTTTCACCCCGACCACTCTAAATCGGACACTTCCGACAAGATGGCTGAAATCACGGAAGCATACAATCTGATTAAAACAGAAGAACTCCGTAAGAAATATGACCGTGAACACCAGAACAACTCCGATTTTACACTATGGTCAAAGCTATTCGGCGAATGCAACATCTGCAAGAACTTCCACAAGAAGCCAGTCGACAAGAAATACCAGAAACGGGGAAGGAACGTAACCCGCACCATAAGGTTGAGTGACGAAAAGCTGTTCTGCCCAGGCGAAATCAGCGTAAAGTACGTCCGCAGGTGCCTGTGCTACAACTGCTCGGGCACTGGTGCCAGCAGGTTCAGGAAATGCACCCATTGCAACGGTATCGGTAAGGTTCGCACGGTCGAACGCAAAGATGATGGTCTCCATGACGTAGTCCTCGCATGTAAATTCTGCAACGGTCGTGGGCTTGAACCTCAGGAAAAATGCAGCGTATGCAATGGAACTGGGTTCATAGAAAAGGATGTAAAGCTGACATTCATGCATGACGGCAAGCAAATGGACTACACGTTCGTCGGTAAGGGACACAGCGGAAAGAACAACGGCGAAAACGGTAGCGTCATTATCCATCTCAGAGGGAAAAAGAAATGATTTCAGGTCACTACACAGGGGAACTCAAGACAGCTATCGACGATGCTGCTGCACAGACCACCGACAGGGAAGGTGCTTTCTACTCGATTCTGAACAAGTACGGTTTCTATGACATCGACGACGAAAGCAACGGCTTGACCCCTTGGCAACGAGATTCCGTACCAGAGTACAACAAACGCCGCATGAGCGCTCTCGCTTCCGCTATCTCCGACATGATAAAGGATTTCCTTGGAAACGAGTCCTATGGCGTTATGACAACGAAGCTGGAAGAAATCATCAACAAGCTCGATGGTTTCCTTACCTGTACCAAGGCAAAGACCGACACGATTCAGGCGGGTATATCCGCTAGCGGTGTTTTTGCCCCTGTCGGAGCATCCGCCGAAAGCATGTATTCCGCAAACGCCGCCGCTATGGGCCTGAACCCGTACGATATCGACATTCTACCGCCTCTCCTTATCGGATTGGGAGGCCTTCCCATCAGCATGGGTTCGTGTTTCCGTAGAGGACATTTCATGCCTGACTGGTCATTCCTCTATGACCATGAGATTAAGAAGAGCCCGACCATCTATGATTCGGAAGGAAGCATCTACATCGGCGCTGGTATCCCTCTCGATATCGGTGGCAGTACCCGTGAGATGGTTCTCAAAAAGATATTTGCTGTCGTGACGGTTGACGAGAATGGCGAACCGCAAGGCGACGTGAAGGGCGGCATTCAGGAAGAACAGTTTGAACTAATTATGAAGGCATCCAACGCCGTCGTACTCGGGAAGACTTATAATGACCTTGACGATGACGTGAAGGGACTTACACTAACCGAAACCCAGATTAGATTCTCGTTCTACCGCTATGTTCAAATGGCCGTATGGGGCCCGATTGTTTACCAACAGAATTGGCCTTACTACCATTGGGGTATGCTAAGCCACAACTCATGCCCCGATTGTGTTAAGACAGCTTTGGTTAGCTACTTGAAGACCTCTGGATTCGCTTGCGATGTCAGCGGAAACTACGCAACATCGGCATTTTTGAGCTATTGCCTTCGTACAGGAATGTATTACCACCTTGGATACTCAAAGACATTGTCTATGGTTCCTTTAAAAGGTGACAAGTATATTCAAAACGGACAGGTCGTTACAGTACAAAAGAACTCCACCAGGTCGATTACGGTAGAGGGTGTTCCTCGTGACGAAAAGCTCGCCAACCAGTATTTCACTTACATAGCAGACATCCTTTCCAGACTCACATACGGAACAAACCCAGAGTCACTCGATATGGACATGAGGAAACGCCGTTGTGACGAAGCAAACTTGATTTACAAATACGTCGGGTTCCGTCCGCCAGAGTATGGTACAGACCTTTCTCGCATTGACAACCGATGCAAGAGAATAAACATGATTTCCCGCAACCTGAAAGGACTCTTCGCCGCAAGAGTTCTCGTACATGAGAATGTAGCTTCGACCTTGCCCCCAGCAACCGACGTTACAATCGACAACAAGGCTACGGAAGGCGAAATGTCCACAAGGACAAAGAACGTGATTACTTACCTGGCCCGTCTGGCCGGGGTGAAATACGTGATGGTGACATCTCTGTACAGAAGCCCCGAGAAACAGGCCACCATCATGTTCAACAGCATGCAGAAAACTGGCCAGCCCACTGTAGCATACGGTTCTAAGGGACGTGCAGTGACCGACGAGTACGCCCGTATCTGGTATAAGTTCTATGGAAAGGGAAATGACGGTCTCGAACCGAAGATTTCAAAGGACGGCTCAATCGTTACCGACCGTTTCGGAAAGCCCGTATATGTTCAGGCATACGCAAAGGAACCATTCCCTCCCAATTCACCAGGAGCAAAGGCCGCACTTGCCGCAATGATATCCAAGTGCAAATCATTCGGCTATGAAAACCCCGTTTCCAACCACACGAAGGACCCGAGTGTCTCCCAGTGTGTCGATATTGCGACGAGCGTATGTTACGCAAAGTTCCCGAAGGTGACCGAGGCACAGATGAAGAAGTTCTCGTCAATCTGCTACATGTCATCGGAACCGTACAAGAACACGCCAAACGGAAAACAGGACAACTCCTACCAGACCCTGCTTATGGACTATTACGCCCCGAAGGGTTTCGGACCGAAGGAAGTCGACCCGTGTATCCATCTTGAAATCAGTCAGAAGGACCCGAAACTGGCAATGTTCGATACCGAAAATCTGGACTTGGCACAACTGCTTCCAACAGTGGAAGTAGGACTCGACAATACTAACCTGACTGACGACAGTAACTGGGATAACGCATACGCAAAGGACCACAACGACAAGCTTAACGCTTCTTAGGGGCCCCGTAACGCAGATTCAGCAACATGATTCCAGCCTCGGCACTGTAAGTGTGGCTGGCAATGAACTCAGGGTCTACATAACCGTCTGGTGTCATCTTCACTTCAGAACAGTTCAGCACGGCATCGTTGATATCCTTCACCTTACCGCCGAAACCCTTTGACTGAGGGTTGTCATTACGAAGCTTACCCCAGTCGAACCACTTGAATCCAAGGTTCATAACGGAACGAAGGTCGTCAATTCCAGCCTCGTCAGCATCGAATATGATGACGCCGTTTTCCTTGTATTCCATGAAATTCGGGTTAGCCTCGATAAAGCTCTTGAAGTGTTTCAATCCGCCGACAGCGACGGAGTTCTTGATAAACGTAGAGTCGACCGCTCCTTCAAGCATGAAGAACGGTTTGTTGAAATGGAGGAAATCTCCATTGTACAGCTCACGCTTGGCGCCTGCATAGTTCCTGTAACGGAGCTTTGATGTATTGGTCAAGTCTCGGGCATCAAACTGGACCCACGAACCACCGAAACGGTAATATGGGATAATCAGTCGGCCCCCATACTCGTTTCCCGTAGGAAGACCATAGGCGTTCAATTTTAAGCTTCCATCAGGGTTCGTATCAAGGAATTTCTTATCCTTCTTGCAGACAAACCAGTCCTTGTATACTTTTTCCCTGATTTTTCGACTCTTGCAGTATTCGACGGCCATCTGGGCATCAGCATCATTTTCATCTTCAAGAGAAACGAGTTCGCCGTCTTTGAAAGGATAAGCATCCTCTATATACTGGCGCTTGTGACGTTCTGTCTTGGGCTGACCGTTCTTGCCATACATCATGAACAGCAATCGCTTGAAAATGTCAGGATGTGATTCCTGAAATTCCCACATGACGTGATGCATAGGATGGCACTTGTAGCAGACAAAGTTCCAAGTATCCTTGTACACATAAGCCTTTCGTTCAGGCTTGAGCATCTTGTTCGTCGGTATCTGCCCGCAATATGGACACACGAAGTTGAAAGCGTTCAACTCCTCTACCATTTCGTAGCCACCAAAAGCTTCCTCTACGGCAGCTTTCATGTCGGCATCAGGTATGTCACGAAAATCGGCCATTATGCGAAGTAGTCCACGTTAGATACAATCTTTACGCTAAATTCGGAGCTCGCCACGACAACGTTAATCTCGCTTCTCGGGGCATCCTTTTCCTTGTTCGACTTGTCAATAAGGGCACCAGGCTTAACGATATAGCCCTTCATTGTCATAAGGTCGTTTGCGCTATTCTTGAAACGGCGGAGCTCGATATTCACATCGCCACCGATGGTGTCCATGAAACGGAGGGAACCAGACGGGAACAGTCTCTGTTTGCCGCCTGCGAATGCATCGAGGCACTGCGCTTCGTCTTCAACGAAGAAGCAATGCTCGTCAATCTTTCTCGTAATCTGCTGCGTTCCGCTTCCCTTGATGAGGATTTTACACTGCAGGTCGTTGCTGACGGTAAACGAGAGGGCTTTGCAAGTAGAAATCAACTTGATATCCTTGACGATACCATGAAGAATGTCCTCATTGAAACCAAGGCGGGCAACCAGGGCCAGCTGCTCGTTAAAAATCTTCATGTACTTCTTGTCCGCATACACTGAATCGTCGGCGACACCGATACGAGCATCCTTTTCCTTACCAGTGAAGATGATGTTGTCATACTCCATGCCACGGATAGTCCTTTCACGAGCGACCTTAATCTCGCATTTCGGGAAGCCAGTGGCTTCCGCATACTTGATGAAGTCTGGAAGGGATGAAATCTGCAGACGAGGTTCTTCGAAGGACACGTCATTTTCGGTCGCAACAACGTGAATCATAGCACTGTCGCAAATACCGTTGAAGTAGTAGTTTCCAGTGAACTGGCCATCACTGCCCCTGCCCTTGAATATAAGGCCAGCCTTCATTTTCATCATCGAGTTTATGGTCTTCAACACATTGAAGTATTCTTGGCTAATACGGACGACGCCCATGTCAAACCTCGCTATTTTTCAGTTTTAATTTAAGCGGACTTACTTTACCCATTAAATATAGTACATCAAGAAACATTTTGCAAGGGGATATTAAAAAAGCCAGCTTTTGGCTGGCTCGTTAACTAGAATATCACCTTTCGCTGATACCGCTTGTTCGAACACAGGGCGACCTGCTTTCCCGTAGCGGTTTCGGCAAAGATGACGGAACTGTCATGGATGCTACCGAGAAGGATATGCAGGATTCGACACTTGATTGCGAACGGTTCGAACGGTTTTGCTTCCCCAACTGAAACCATTTTGAAGATTTCGCCGTACTTTTCCTTCCAAGTGATACCCACATTGAGCGGGCCGATGTATTCGAACGTGAGTTCGTCATCCTTGTTCGTAGCAGCAAGGTTTTCGCACAGCTTCGGAATTGCCTCGTCGAAGGCAGTACCAGGAGTGATGAACTTGGTTTCTCCATCCTTGAACACCAAAGTCTCGTACTTGCTCGGTTCGACCTTGGCAACAACGGTGATAGAACCGTCACTTGCGGTAATGGCGCTGTTCTTCTCGTCATAGTCGATGGTCACGCTTCCCGTACCGATGAAGGAGAGAAGTTTCATCGTGGACTTGCTTACGTTGAAGGCGAAGTTCGGGTCGCTCTTGGAGTTTCCAACATTGCTCATGTTGTAGCGGGTAACCACGGACATATCGTCGTTTCCAACACGGAAGGAAACGACGCCAGACTTGCGGCAGATGTCCACATCAGTGAAGTAGTCGCTGAGACTGAACAGTTCGACCATGTCGCTCTGTTCCATAACGAACGTAGCATTAGATTCGCCAAATTCGGCTTCGTCAAACGGTTCCACATTGACAAGTTCGGCCTCGTAGGAGAAAATCGGTTCGGCTTCCTCTTCTTCGGCAACGACAATGTCAGTGCCAGCAGCTTCCTTATCGGAACCATCTTCAAGCTTCTTGACATCCTCCTTCGGAACGTCAGGCTTTTTCAGGTAGCCAGCAACATGGACGGTGTCGTCCTGTCGCATGAATGCAATCTGGTCGCTGTTGATGCAGGTATTGAGCGCCTTTCCGAGGAAACGAGCATTAAAGTAGAACTCGTTGCAGTCAGCGAAGTCGGAC